CTCCTACGCCGCCGCAACATGGCGCTACGCAATGGGGATCGTGAAGGGGTGCAGGAGGCAGATCGCCTGATTAGCAAGTACAACGAAGGTCTTCCGAGAGGCGCAGAGAAATCCCGCATCGGGACGGAGACTAAAGAACGATCTAAGCGTAGTTTCGAACGTACGACTTCGAAAATGACAGGCGGTATGACATATACTCCATTCATGCAGTCGGTTGTTGAGGATTACGACAAAGGTTTCCAAGGCTTTTAACGAAAAAAGCCCCCACCGAAGTGAGGGCAAGTAGTAGGTTGAGAACAACATTTATAGGAGAATGTCGTACGGGTATTGTTACACAGTACGCCACGCCCGTAAACCTAATTTGCCGTTTTCGATGCAGGTTTGAGTATCAAACTCCCATTCTTTGAGCTTTGCGACCTTGTTTAGTTGTTCTTTGCCCTTCTCGGTGTTGACGCAAGGGATGAATATAGACGACCCCTCGCCCATATTCTCCCAGTTAACAGTGACCCGTAGCCCGTCAGGGTTTAGGTCATCAACTTTAAGTACCTTCTGATCCGTCACTATCTTGCTCCATCGCTGCAAACTCCATCTCTAACACCCAATCCGGTGGCAGGTTGAAGTCAGTGCCTTTAGTAAGGCGTTTCTTTGTTCGCTTTGCACCTAGCTTACTCTTCAATTCATCCACTACGCCTTGATAATTAATCTGCTGATCGACACACCACTCTCGGAATGGCTTGAGGCGCAGGAATAATAACTTGGTATCTGGCTCGTACCGTGCAACCAAATGCCCGCGGGGCGATGCGCCGATAGGTACAAGTTGGTCTAAACCATTTTCGTGCTTCCCACGAAGGTCTTCGGTGCTCTCAATCTTGAGCATGTTGTTGTAGTTTTCTGACAAGTAGTTGTTGAGTGTCTGGGTGACAGATGACCCTACATCATTGACATAGCTGTTGCGGGAAATAAGCTCCCCTACAACCCATTTGTATACGGCACCTACATCGTAATCCACAAAGCCTAACTTCTTAGCGATAATAAGCCCTGCGATAATAACAGAGTTACCGTTAGACCAATACCTATGTTCGGGGCCGAGACCCGCGGCTTTGTCTATACGTTCACGCACAGCATCTACTGTGCGACGCACTTCTTCTTTGTTGTTGATAACCCACTGTATATACTCCACCCCTATATGCCCGTAGTTATTCTTGAAGTCACTAAACAGGTGGGTAGTCTCGGTGTTGTGCCCCTTAATAAAGTGCTTCTTCTGCACATGAATTTCGAACATCCTATACATTTCTGCTTTTGGTGTAGCCTTGTGCCGCCCCAATACTTCCCATGCACTTGTGTTACCTGAGCTTAGTGCCAGTAGTTGCCAAGGTTTCCCCCGCACGCGTTCGATGTTGCCGTTAGAAGACAGGCGGTTTTTCTGACGCCCTCCAGACACCTGATAAACATACTCAGACATCTGCTCACCTGTGACGTTAGTCATCTCATCAGACACTAGAGGTATGTTATGCATAACCTCTCCACGGTTCATCCGCGAATTGTGGGTGTCCTCGGGTTTGTTCATCAGGTCGTCAGGACTGCCCCATATACCCAGTGCCGCCATTTGAGCAGTGGTCTTACCTACTCCAGAACCACCATAAAGATGTACAGCCATACTGTTTAGACCTGTAACAGCCATGAGTGGTGAGCCGAAACCTATACCCAACACGTACTGGTGCAGTTCATATCCCGGTTTGTTATAGAAATTCATTAGCTCAACACACCTTTTACGTGTGCCTTTGGGCTCGAACGAGTCAATCAAACCTGCTGTCTTTGCCGATGGAGGGTTTAAGTCGACGTCTGTTGCAGTGACTAGCTTGCCTCCCAGTACAAAGGATTCCATATCGTCACCGACCCAACCGAATTGGCGATGCGCCTCGTCAGCCACAGTCGTCCGTTGCAGTTCGTCTACCCATTTTGTTGTGTATGCCATTAGTTTATCTAGAGCCTTTCCCCATGAAGTGACGCCTTCTTTAGCCATGCACTTACGGAACTCCTCACGAGAAGTTATATGGGTAAGCGGCACGTTAAATTGTCGTACACCGTCTTTTGGTAAATGTAAGCGGAACACTAACGTTTCGCCCAGTTCGATGTCATGTAGACGCCGAGTAATATAAATGTCGTGGTGATATATAACCTCCTCTTCGACGTCCCCGTCAGAGTTGCTACTTCGTAAAAATACGCCACCCGCCGCTCCACGGAAGTAGGGCTTAGGGTATTCTGGTATCTCAAACTCTTCCGACTGCCTTATACCGGCCTTTAGAATCGGTGCTGATACTACCACTTCGCCTTCGGACTCCCGAATACGCTTGCCCAGTACAATCGGGGATTTGATCTCGCCCCATAAAGTACAGTTTTGGCATGTGCCTTCGTTAAGGTCGTTAAAACTTGCACAGGTGTATGGGCCTTTGATCTCGTCCGTCTTCTTGCGCATATCTGCTTCGTTGTATGCGGGATGTTTCTCTGATATCTTTACCGCGGCCATATCCCCGTCACTGCAGAACTTTGCAATAGATAGACCTGCTCTCCATAGAGGCTCGCTCACTTCTGCTTGGTTCATAGCAATGTGCTTTAACTGCTCGCATCCTCGACCTTCGACAGTCTTCTTAATGATTGTCTTGAAAACATTTTCAGTATTCTCGGCGTAGGCTTCGTAAAGAGCATCAGTACCCAAGTCGACCTTAATAACTGGCTTCGCTAGAACCCCTAGCTTGGATGTAAAGTCTTCTAGCGCAATAGGTTCTGGCATAGACACACCAAGGAAATCTACTGGTAGCGGTGGCTCTTCTTTGTAGTTCTTTGAACCCGGCATACGTAGTACACGCACAACGTCAGCAGTAACCGCAGGGTCAGCAAGCAAGCCGTTCTCAGAACAACATCGCTTTAGTCTGCCGGCTTCTACAAGCCACTGCTCCGCCGAAACTGCTTCGGTAAGAGGCCAATATACATGTACGCCTCGACCACTGTTAATCATTAGGGGTTTAGGTAGCGACAGCTTCTTACAGAAATCACGTACTGCAGATACCGCGGCTTCTTTGGTAGGGTATTCGTATGTTGGTCCACAATCCAAGTCGAGGAAGAAAGACTTCAACTCGTGTGCGTTCGCGCCTTTGCGTCCCGCATCTTTGGTCGTTTCTTTAAATGTACTCAAAGCGAAGTATGTGTTCATCCCGTCTGCTATAAACTTACGTGTAGCTCTTTCTGTGTCTTCAATAGTATCGTAAAACTTTTGTATGCGTACATTACCTTTAACGGCGAACACGCAATAGTGCCCTGACTCGCTGAGTAATCCTTTTAAAAAATCTAAGTTGTTCATTGTTACTGCTCCAAAAATATGTTGCGGCGGGCTCTCGAAAGGGTAACAAACCCGCCGCAACTGCCTATCGTTAAACTAGGTTACTGACCCCTCAGTCGTCCCAGTTGTCTACGATAGACGCAAGATCAACCTCGCTAGCAGAGGGAGCAGATACCTCTTTCTTCTTGGCGACCTTTACTGGTTCGGGCATTTCATCTACTTCAGCAGGAGCAGAGTCAGCCACATCCCCGAATATGACAGATGGATCATCTTCATCGAGAGAAAAACCATCTTGTGTATCAAACGGAGAATGTTGTTTCTTATCCGCTAATGTTATAACCTGCACAGCCTTTAGCCGTAAAGATACGCCATGAGTAGACATGCTGTACGGTACAAGAGTTAACCCCATGTTTACAATACTGCCGTGTGTGAGTTCAAAGTCAGAAGGTAATTTTCTATTCTTTGCGTCCACTTGTAGAGGTTTTTCGGTAATAACACCGGAATACTGACCCTTTAGTTGGGCCGCGCCGATATACTTACCGTCTGTGTCTTTCTCAAACACTTCCGCAGGCTTCGGCATATCAGGCCAATTTGGTTCCGCCGCTTCTTTGTATGCAGATGCCATAGCATCATACAATTCTTTAGCTTGTGCAGTGTTCATACGAAACTTTGTCTCATACTTTGCATTTTCTTCGGTAGGGCCACAAGGCACTGTCTTCCCTTTAGGGGGAACACTCCTATCAAATCTGTATGTTTGATTAAGACGTGGGTAGTGGGCTTCGACACCCTTGATTAGTTGTAGTTGTTTGGCTGATGCCATTAGTATTCTCCTTTGTTATATTCAAAACCGTTTACTTCTGTAAACGGAGAGTTGTCCCTTGCGGTTTCTAATTGAACCGACACGGTCTGTAAGGTAGCTATGCTTGCCGCACAGCTACTTTTCTGTTCAAGCGCCTTCTTGAGTTCTTGTTCGTTAAGCGCACGAACAGCCTTAAAAAACAGTTTAGGTGTCACAGACTTTTCATCAAAATGTACCTGTGTAACCACCGATATTGATGAAGTTTTGTGTCTGTGTAAGTACTTAGCGTATCCCTGCATAGACCTATCACCTTTCTGGTCTTTACCAAAAATAGACGTAGCAGGGATACGCATCTGATAAACTGTATTCATCTGTCCTTCCAATACGACAGCTAGACGTTGCGAGTACCTACAAGCTCGACCTCCGCCGATGCTTGAACCTTTGATGTTTTGTCGACAGTCCATACAGCGGTTAGCTTGCTTTCGGCCTATCGGAACATCCTTAGATGGTCTTTGCGTATCTGGCGACCAACATGTCGGGGCAGAGGGGCTTGCTGGATTGTACGCATCTTCATAGTAAGTACGAGCCAGCTTTGCGGCGTTCACTATAACTAAATTTAAAGGACCATCACTTGCGCTGACGTGCTCGCCGCCAATGGAGTAGTGGAAACGTCCACCACGGAGGCTAATCCGATTAGGACTACCACCACTCCCGAAAGTTAATAGGTCTACCATCAACTACTCTCCTTTTGTTTTTGAGGCTTCTTTATGAGCCTTATTGGTTTCAGAAGCTAGTGCCGCTTCTACTTCGTCGAGCCGAAACCGATAAACATCGTTGACTCGTATGTAGGTACTAGCAGGGATTTTACCTGTGTATATCCACTTGCGAACTGTAGATAGGGACACTTGAAAGTAATCCACTACCTTGTTTATATTTACGTATGGTGATTCGATGTCACTCATTTTTTCCTCACAGAGATTGCGTACTCAGAATCTACATTAAGGCCTGCCGGAACTAGGTCAGGGTTTTCCTCAATGAACTGGCGTACATGGGTTTGGTTTAAACGCTTCTCGAAAAACTCAGGGAGTTCATTATCCATGATAAACTTGTGCATGGACTCCCAGTCGCTCGTCCAATATCGTTGCTTCACAGTGCGATAGAACAAACCCGAAGCAGTGCGTACACTGTCGACTTCGTGTTCTTTGCAATATTCCAACAAAGCAAGTTTTACCTTGTCTTGTTGTTCACGGAGCTTACCCTCTTCCTCTTTGTATTTGGAAGATAGCTCCGAACGTTTGTCGCGTATCTTAGTGTACGCCTTAACTAACTTGTCTACCGACACAGCCATATTGTTCTCCGTTTTATACTTGTCTTACCGTCATATACGATCGTATGGTAGTTAGTCAAGCACTTCTTTGTACAAATCTATCATAGCCGTGTGTATGTTTATGCGCTCGTCTAGCATGCGGTAAATACGTTTTTCTGCGGCAGACCCCGCCAACTGAATTACAGTACACTTGTGCGTCTGACCTGCACGGTGAATACGTGCGTTAGCTTGTAGGTAAGTTTCTAGCGAAGAAGTCGGTCCCCACCACACGATTGTGTTCGCCGCGGTCAGGGTCACACCATGCGCGGCAGACTGAGGCTGTATTACTAGCACTCTGGGATCGGCTTCGTTCTGGAACCGTGCAAATATCTCTGTGCGTTTAGCCGCAGGGACGTCTCCTCGTATAACTTCTGTCGTAATACCGTCTTTGCGTAGTTTGTTCGTGAGCATGTCAATCGTATGACGGAACGGCACGAACACCAACACTTTCTGACTGCTCTCGTCGATGGTTTCCCTCAACGCTTGGTATCGGCTCTTGATGTCAAACTCTATCGAATCTCCATCGTCAGTATAAACTGCACCCGCGCTGATCTGTAAGAGCTTGTTCATGTTGATCGCGGCGTTGGCCGAAGTCACAGACTCACCTGCTACCTGCATTAGCATTTGTTTGCGTAGTGTTTCGTAATACTTCTTCTGCTGTGGGGTCATTTCTACAAAGCGTTTGGTATATATTATGTCTGGCAGGTCAAGGCACTCGTCTTTGGTAAACCTGATTGCAGGTTGCAGTACGTGGTGTACCGAATCTTTAGCAGTCTCTTTCGGTTTGTAAGTGAACTGCGTGACTTTGTGCATCACCATATCTCTCCATGCGCCGAAGAACCTCGGTACGGAAAGTGGGTTGACCAATTTGGCTAGGCCGTAAGCATCGACGGGGCTTTGCGCGGCGGGTGTACCTGTCATCATCCATAACCAATCGTCTTCCTTGATTAGTTTATTTAACGTCTTCCACCGCTTTGTCTGCGCGTTCTTGTAGTGTGTAGCTTCATCAACGATAAACAGATCAAATCCGCCCGCCGCAATCTCGTCCCTAACAACTTCAACGCCATCGTAGTTAATGATAACAAACTCAGCACCACTGTTTATGATCTTCTTACGTTTCTCTTTGCCCCCGTGCGCTACATCTACTGTGCGATGCATAGCAAAAGAGAATAAATCGTTGCGCCATGCGCTGTCCATAATCGACAAAGGACATACAACAAGCACACGTTTAACTTTGCCTTGGGTCATAAGATAGTCCGCCGCCCATATGGCTGATGCAGTTTTACCTGTACCCTGCTCGTTAAAGCAAAAGGATTTCTTGTTCAGCGTCATAAAAGACGCAGTGTCTTTTTGGTGGTCGAATGGCGTGTATTGCCCCGGCCAACTGTACCGTTTTGTAATCGGTGATGGTGCGAATATGTTTAACGAACGCAGGGATAGAACTTCATCTAACCCCCACTTTACGACAACCTTGTTCATAGGTAGCTCCTTGCTGTTGGGGATAACTGTTGTTATTTGCTTTGGGTTACGTACCCGTAGCATTATTGCTTTGTCCCTCAAAATTTCCATGTTGTTCTCCGTGGTAGTGAGTAACTACCTTTTTTTCTTGGGGCTGCTCATAGCACCACCCGCAGCTCGATTTTTCTTACGGCTCTGGACTTTGTACCCGTCCTTGTTAGTGCCGCCTTTACTTAGTGCCTTCTTGTGAGCGATATCTTTACCTTCTCGCTTGTCGGCTTTGCCGTTCTTATTGGCATCTTTGCCGTTCTTATCCATCGTACGTCTGGCGCGTTGTCGCTCCATACGAGCTTCGTGTTCTCCTCTTGCTTTCTGCTGTTGATATTCTTTTTTATATGGGCGGGGTTTATTCACGTATGGCATTAGTTTGCTCCATTATGGGGACACTCAACTACTTGACAGTGTCGTTTACACAGACCAGATGGCTTTGGATTCCAAACATCCACCTCGAACGCTTTCTCCATCCTAGCATAGTTTGCTAACCATTTCCCCCATAGAAGTTGCTGTAAGTCTATTTCGTACTCAGCTTTTACAAGGTTCTTGGCGATAACGAATAACAGCCCTGCCTTTAGCTTGATAACTTCTGGGTAATGTTTAAAGATTGTTAACGCCATCAACTCCAACTGACCTTTGTCGGCATACTTCGCCGATTTGCCTGTCTTGTAGTCAATGATCCAACCCACCCCAGTTTGTTTGTCTATGATCGCAAGATCAACAATGCCTCGAAACCATACATCTTTTGCAAAGAAACTGCAGGGTTCTAGGTCAGCAGTCAAGCCTAACTTCTGCTCTACTATCTTATTGCCTTTTTTGTCGTTAAGGGAATCCAACGTAGGTTTTATAAAGTCGAACTTGGCGGGTACAGGAGTACCTTTACCTATGTAATCCTCACATGCCTTGTGGAACTCAGTGCCGTAGCGCATAGCCTCAGTTTCTCTGAACGGGTACTGCTTGAGTACTTTCTCATGGTAGAACTGTTTGGGGCATTGCTCAAATGCTTTGATCCGACTAAACGACCACGGCGCGGCTTTACTCATTGGACAATATGTACCCCTGCTACACCCTTTTCTTTTAGCCTATCGGCTACCATCTTCGCGCCTAGATTATAACCCATATAAATACCCTGCGAGAACACCGAATACGCAACCTTTGCGAACTCGTCGCGCCCTATCGTAGCATAATCCTCCGGCGCATTTTCCTGTATCGCGTCCAAAGCGAGCATAAATTGCTCCATGCACAGCGCGTCAAATTGTTCTTCCGTCATTTCCAGTCTCCTATTTAAATGTACATTTGTTTTCATTCACAATCTCCGTACGACTTGCCAGTACCACTTTCGCAATCGACAGGAAGGCCCTCTGCCCAGTCTGGTGTCCATCTCATACATGTCTCCACGTACGCTTGTGCTTCAGCGACTTCTT